TCTTCATGTTCTGAGTAGTTACAATGACACAACAGATAACCATTATACCATCCAGTTGTCAGATGTTTATTTATCAGAGCTGATATCAGTTCTGTTCAAGAATCCTGAATACAGGCACAGAATCGAAATATGTTTTGAAGAATACCCCATACTTTCTTCACTTGATATAATGTCAATGCAGAGTAGTGATTTTTTCATGATCATGAGTAACTGTCTGAACACCTATATAAGCAGTTCATTAAGTGAAGAGTATTTAAGCATTGAAAGCAGCAACCCCAGGTTCAATGATGATTTCATACTACCCTATACAAAAACAAGAGATCTGCTTAATGAAATAATAACTTTTTCAGCAAGAAATGTGAGATTACACGGCATGATCAGTTTGGATTTGTATCATTTTCTTAACAAGAGTCATCTGATAGAGTACAAAAATGCAGCGTACTTGATAAATATAAAAACAAAGGGGCTTTCAGATAGGAAAATATTCTTCAACACTGACTTACTGCTTGAGAACTCATTGGATTCTGAATTCATGAAGAGTGAAGAAGGTTCTGAGTTCTTATCTGAATTATGCATAGTTCCTTTGGAGGATTATGTGAAAGACATGCCAATAACTTATGTCAAACCTTATGAGAGGAGATCTTATGTGAAGACCAGAAGAGGCAAAGGTTATGTGAAGTACTTGGATTTTTGTGCTGTCAGCATAATAGGCTGCGGTACATCCTCAAATTGTTTAATGAGGTTGAGGCAGGTTGGTGAAAGTCTCCTGATAATAACGGACAGAATTTTTGCAGAGTTCTTGCCTTTAACAGGAAATGACAGGTTCAAATTTTTTAAACCAAGAGACCAGCCGTGGTACAACAAAAGCCTTGTCTCATTTGATCACCTTATATACATAATATGGGATTCGAAGCCAGTTGACACTGGGTTGTGGTCATATGTGCTAAATTGCCAATGCATTAACATAAATGATTATGCTCATCAAGCTGGTTTGCACATGACCACCACTTATAGGGATTACATGGGTAACATTGAAGAAGAGTTTTTCAAAAACCCAACATTGGAGGAAATATTGCAGAGGTTTAGTGAAGAGAATGAGTGGGCGAACAAATTGAGGATGAAACATAACTCCGACTTTATGGATGATGAGGAGGATGATGAAGAGGAGAAGAAAGAAGCAATAATGGATGAGGCAGACAGACTCCTGATGCAATTGAAGGAGGCAGGAACTAGCAAAGAATTTTATGAAAAATACTCAAGATTAATTGAGAGGGCCAGGGACAGCAAGGAGATACTTAGTTCTGACAACCTTGGCATGGTTATAGAATCAATACTGGGTTCTGAGAAGGTGAGGGGCAAATTATTGGAATCAATAGACTCCACATTGGGGATGATAAAGGACTCCCAAACAATAGAAAAGGTTTGGCAAATCCCTGGGGTTTACTCAACTGGCAAGCCCAGTGATAGTTTCATAAAAAATAGGTCATTGAAAGATAGCCGTGTGAGGGCGGAGATAGAATCAGTTTACCAAGGCTTCACAAATAAAATACTGTCAAGCAATCTTAGAGTCAGTAGTAGCATGCGCTCTGACTTTGCAAGGCAGATTAAGCTATGCAGAATGTATGCAAAAAATTCTAAGAAGAACAGCCCTAATAAAATGTTCTTGATAGATTTAATTGTCACGATATCAAATGACGCATGGACTACTGATGAAGAAAATCCTGACAATTCAGCATTTATGGACCTGATGATAAAATTGAATAGAATGATAGTTGATGATGAAGAAGAAGAAGACTCTGATGATGATGTGTACAGCTCAGCACCTGACAGGGGTGTCCTGAAATACAGGATATTCAATTAAATCTATAGTTTATCAAACTCATCAAGAGATATTAACGTTTTGATTTGATTATTGTGTATATACCATTATAAGTAACTAACTAATTAAGGTATATTACACAAAACAATAATAGCAGAGAAAGACAAGGAGATATGAGTGTCTCTTGGGCAGATATGTGTGAGGAGGGGTTTGTACCCCAAGATGACATTGAACCTCTCCAATTTGATGACTTTGATGAGCCTTTTTTGAGTCTAGCAACTACTAATGATCCAAATTTCTGTTGCAGGAAACCTTACGAGGGCGAAATAACGCATGCCGTTTTGTCATCACTTCATATACTAGAGACTTTGGACCCCAACAAGAATGTTGAATGTTTGCATTCTGAGATAGCTAGGTGCTACAATATCATTGATGAATCTATAGATTTGGGCCTTGATGAAAATTTGTATTATAACGCTGCTGATGTTCTCTTGAGAACTAGACATGAAATACTGTCTAAAGTTTCAATGTTATGTGTTGGTAAGATACCAGAAAAAAGTGATGTCAAGTTTTGTGATAAGTTGGATATATCCTCAGAGAGGACACCGGATTACATTGAAGTCAATGGGAATAGTGTGCTCATCATTGAGTTCACTGCTAGCTCAAATGTTGAAAGGGCCTTTGCTTCAAAGGGCAAAACAGAGAAAGGATATCAGCCTAAATACCACCAGGAAAAATCAGAACTGGAATCAAAGGGGGTGATGGTGGAATACATAGTTGTTGTTTTTGATATGAAGGATCAAAACAACAAGGATTATGTCACTGACCTGAAAAAGGTGGCTGCATTGAGTTCAATAAATCTGATTGATAAGGAGCTTAGGAAATTGGAGACATTAAGGAAGCTATACATAGAAATGAACTCAAAAATGGATCACAGAATGTATGGTTACATGTCAACCCTTTTTTCCATAAATTTTGTGAATACTGCATTGCCTTTTGAAACATTGGAGTACCTTACAGAGCCTGGTGTGGATGAAACGCCATCATACTACCTTACAGGAGTTTCTCAGAACATATTCAACAAGATCACCAGCTCTTGGCCCAGGCTTTCAGGGATGGTGGATGACCTGTCCAGCTCAAGTGCGGAAGAGGAGTTCAATCTTAAATTGGATATTGTCAAAAACAGGTTTTCATTTGTTGTTGCAAATGATTACAGGCCAGGTTTAAACCAAACAGAGTGGTCTTATGTCATAGCAAACATGGACAAGTACAGTCTCATAAAGCATCTGATGCTCTATGTAGGGGACATACCGCATAAAGAAAGCAAAATGGATGTTGAATACTTTGATGTTTGTCAAAGGAACACAAGGGAGGTGAGGAGTGGGGAGAAGTTGCAATTTGATCATGACAATTCGTACATGATTCAAGAGAAGTATGAATTGAAGGATCTGAATCATTTGAAGAATGTCAGCATTCTAGACAATTTGAAGCCCAAGTATTCTTCTAAGGATTATCATAAAAAGCTGCAATCTATAATGGATGAGGCTTTTCAAGTTGAAGATTTCGAGGGTTTCATAGGCAACCTAAGAAATAAGCCACCTTTTATCATAAATTTGGTCTGTGATAAGCAATTTGAGGTTGCGTGTAGGGATTACAGCACTAGATATCAGATGGACAACAGGTTTGACAACCAAAGTGAAGTCAAGATTAGACATCAAAAACCTGCCTTTAGTTATCCGCTAATCAATGTAAATTCATCAAGATATGTTGATTACAGGACAAAGGATTTCGAATTCCTGGATGGTTTGCTGCATGTTGAACTTGGGCCTTTTACTGACATTATAATTAAGAGGTTGTGCTCACCTAATTTCTCTTTTGGCAGCAAGCCCAAAGCAATACCACAGGAGGCCATTGCTTTGATAACTGAGCAGACAAAACTCCAGCGTGCAATGAATTCTCTCAGGCAGGATCATTTCAATGAAAAAAGACAATACAAGAAGGTTAAAGAAATACCGGGGGGGTTGGAGATTCTGAACAAATTGAAAGAGGTCGGTAAGAAGTTGAAAGAAGTTGCACCTGAAGGCAAAAAGAACTTAAGCATGTTCAGATTGACTACAAAAAAGAAAAGTGAAACTGGTCAGCTTTTTCAAGTTGAAATGGACCACTTCAAAAGAAAGGGAGAAAGGTCTAGCTACAAAGGGGTTGGAAGGTACAATCAAGAAATACTGCAGTCAGAATTTTTGAACTTGACCAAAGATCTAATTTCACCAAGTGAATTAACATGCCCGGACCTGCTTTATGATGAGCATGTCTCTGAAGATAGTCTGTTACTGCATCAACTCAAATCAGATTATGTGTCTGAGTTCAAGGATAGTTATGAAAAATTACGAAACATGAATATTTACCACAGCTCGGCATTTGTTAGCAGACTCTGTCACACGTTAGCATACTTCTCACAAACCACAATAGGCAGTGATTATATCATGGCTGACAATTTGGGATACAAAAATGTGTTGCTATTGATGAAAGGAGGCAAGAAAATATTCAAAACCAAGAAAAGCAAACTATTTAGGCTCATTTTCCCAACTTATTCCAGTTGTGTGAATTGGTATAGTAGGCATGGCTACAACTCTAGCTTTAAAATATTAAACCTGAAAGAAACTGAAAACATATGTGTCACACCTTGGATGAACATGGATGAGACAGCACTCAATGATGGCTTGACTTTTCTCAGTAGAACTATGGGTTATTCTTTGCTGAACAGCAATGGCAGTGATATAATCGAGACAATGAACAAGGTTATATTCAATATTATATTGGCATATAACAACCGAAGGAAAGTGGAATCCATGATGCATAACATGAGGTATTTGACTGTTAATTGTATGTCTGAGATAGCTAATGTTTCAAAGATGTTGCCTGAGATGTCCGGATTTAATTATGATTTTTTCCAGTGCTATATCAGAGAGTGCTTAAATTCCAGATTTTTTGAGTATGCTAAAAAGCTGAAGGATTTGCATGATACAAAGGATGGGTCTTTCACAAGCAAACTTGGTGAGGTGAATTTACAGCATTTGATGAACCCTGACTTTCAAATCAAAACAATGGAAGATTTGACTTTGACAATATACTCCACTTTTTTGATGTCCAAAGCACCAACAAATCAGGCTTTGGATCAGGTCGCAAACTTAAAAGATATGTTGGAAACTCACATTTACCATAGGAATAACAGACCTAGTGATTTTCAATCACAGTATGCAAAGACCACTGTAAATGCTGAAGATTGTAAGGGTTTCAGTGACTACTGGGGGCGGCTTTTCCAGAGTGACTTCCATTATGATCCTCATTATGTAAATCTTCTGGGATCATTTGCTGCCAGCTACATAAGGAACACCCACACATCAGATGAATTGTCCAGCAAATGGGAAAGTTTGATAAAGCAACCTTGGGACACCATGGCTAACACAAGTGGGTTGCGAGGTGATCAGGGCAAAGAATTTTTTGGGAGGAAGGGTTATTATGTTGTGTACAAAAAAATATTAGATCAGCCTCAATACCTTGAAAAAGTGAACAAAATCCTAATTTCTGATATGGCTGATGACAAGAAAAAGAAACTCTTTGCAAAGTTGAATCAAACATTTTCAGAGAAAATGAATGAGTTTGGGATGGAGGAGTTGGTTTTCCATGTTGTAGACAAGAAGCAGAGAGGGGGCAGGAGAGAAATCTTTGTCATGGATTATAAAACTAAGCTCAATCAGCAACCCATAGAGAAATTCATAAAATACCTTTGCAGAATGTTTCCAAACGAGATGATATCAATACCAAGTAATAGAAGATTGTTCCACATACACACAAATGTTTTTGAAAGGAGGACTAGAGATGAAAACCAAGATTACAATGCTGTACTTGATTGCAGAAGGTGGGCACCTCATTCAGTTATAAACAAATTCACGGATTTCATCCTGGCCATGAGAGACATATTGCCAGCAACATTCACAATACATTGCTTGAAATTCATGGAGGTGATGTATAAGAAAAAAGTCTACACCAGAGAATATGTCTATGAAATATTGAAGAACAGCCAATCAACACCAAAGGAGTACCTGGAAGAGTTCACGAAAGATGAAAGTTCAGGGGGATATTTCTTTTACATGCCTTATAGTTGGATGATGGGCATATTCAATTATCTTAGTTCACTTCTACATGTTGTGAATCAGATGCATGCAGCCCACATGATCATGGTGGCTAGTACAAGGAGTGAGAAGGTGGCAACACATTATCACATGATAGCACACTCGGATGACAGTGCAGGCAAAATATTTACTAAGAGCTTGAGTTCACTAAGAAGGAGTTTTTTAATATACGAATGTTTACTAAAATCATGCAATCATATGCTATCTGATAAAAAATGCAACATAGGGAGAGTTTATTTTGAATTCCTGTCCATTTTGTATGTTTCAAACAGGTTGCTTTCACTTTTGGCAAAATATGTCGGAGCATTTTCCTTCCACCCAACAGACAAAGGCTATTCCATGGATATAACTGAAAGTTACTCTAAGTGCATTGAGCTGATTGCAAATGGATCAACCTTTGACAAGGCCTATATAGCCATGAAAATATACGTAAAGATGGTTCACAGGTTTTATTTCCAAAATGCCCTCAGCACAGATCTTTATAATCTTCCCCCGCAGTTGATGGGAGTCCCTGATGCTCACCCTTTAATGGTCTTAATTTGTGGTGCTGATTCTGATTTAATCAGGTTAAGGAGGTCACTAGGCCCTGAAAAGTTTTCAGAATTGGTTTTTTTGAGCAAAAGCATAAATGATAGTGATGATATACAAGATTCATTCATAACTTCAACAATTAGCACACCTAGTATAATTATTAAGAGGGAAAACAAGAAATTATCTGACAAGTTCAATATCACATCATATGATGAAGGCATTAAATGGGTAGTAAAAAATGTAAATCTTGAAAATACTGGATCGAATTTGATAAAATTTTTAATGATGCTCAAAGATATTAATTTTTGCGCATCTTTGCAAGATGAGACCATAACTCGAAGATTATCTCGAGCTTTTTATTTCAGGACATCAACATGTGTAGGCAAGGCAGGTTTCAGGATGACATACAGTGAAATGATGGAGATGATAACTGTGTTTGTAAACAGAGACCTGGTTTCAAATATATGTGGTGATGTTAAGGGATTCTTGGATGATTTGGTGACTCAGCTCGAGACATTCAAAAGTGTTATAGGGACTGAAAGCGTAAAAATTTTCGACTTAATACATTCAGAAACCCTGTATTTTTGTGAAGCAATGGATAAGGTTAGTTACAAGCCTGAACATCTATCACTCAAGCATAAAACTTGTAAACCAGTGCATGTCAATGTGCAAAAGACTGGCACGCCCATACCTACTGATTACAGCCCGGAGGCATTGACTGCTTGGATAAAGTACCCGGAAACCAGGTGGCTGCTGCCAATATATGGTTATAGCTCCAAGCTGTCGCTGATTGATTCATACCTTTCAAACAACAGCCTAAGCATTAATTCTTTTACAACAAATTCATTGTATAGATTGCTGTCTAAATTCAAACAAAAATACCTGAAGGAAATGTTCATTTATTCAAACATGCCACATGGTGCTAGAGATATAAGCACTTACAAAGATGTACTTATGTTCTTAGCAGAAAACAGCATGCATAACAAGACCATAACTAACATAGTTTCACCCTATGGAAGGAGTATGACAAATCAATTCCCTGATGCTCTAGGGGAATTTTTGGACAACGAATCAAAGGATGCAGTTGGGCTGTTAGACTTTTACACATCCATAATGGGCAACCATAAACTCATGAAAAAATTTGATTGTATGGAAATGAATCCAGAGTTTATAGGGGTCAACACAGGTGGTTCATCATCCACCTTGATGGGGAATTTATGTAGGAAATTTGAAGATAAGTTTGGATTGAACACACTGGTTGCTCCTCACTTCAAAAGTGTCTTGAACATGGGCAGAGATTGCGTAGTCCACAGTAAGTCACATTTGACCAGCAGTTATTATCATTGTTTTATCAAGAGGCAATATCTTCTAGGTAATGTGTGGATAGGTACCGGACAACTGTTCTTCAACTTGGGTGGCTTCCAAATGGTATTATATCTGGAAAATTCAAACATACAAAAAGTAGTTTGTAACTCAAGGTCTTATTCTATGAACCGTGTTGATTTATTGTATGTTGAAAGTGTACTTCAGAAGGCACAGCTAGGTTCCATCAAAAATTCAATGAAGACAGGTATACTCAATGATTGGGAGAGACCCAGGTTTGGCATTGATTCTTTTGGCTGTTTGGGAATTCATCAGACCAGGTTGCTAGAAGCATTCATTAAAGATACACAATTCAGTTCTCTATCACACTTGCCTGTTGCACACCCAGAAAACAGCTTTGTTAAAATGGATAAGAGGCTCGGTTACATTTTCAGTAATGATGAGTTTACAGGTAAGAAATACAAAGTTAAGACCTTCGAATCGGACCCTGGCTGTATTTTAAATTCACTGAATCAACTGTTCAGTAATGAAACCAACAGGAGAATCCTTGACAAGACCGCAGAGGAGTACCAGACATTTTTTGAATCGTTTGTGGGAGAGGCAACTGAAATAGATTTAAAGGTTGAGCTCAGGGATCTAGTTGAACATTACAAGATCAGCCAACTATACAAAATATTCAAAACATTGCGTGATTCAGAGAGGATAAGCTTTCGGAATCTAAGACTCAGAGAACCCAAATATCCAGGCCAAGAGGGTGGCTTACTAAATATACTCGTTGAGTACAAGCAATTGATACCTGATTTCAGATTTAATTATGAAAGTATAATCACCCCAGAACTGATGTATTTGAAGTCATCCCAGCCAGAGGCCTTTATTAGTGATCTGGTCGGTAATGTTAAAGCTAAGTTTGACAGTCTTTACAATGAGACCGACAAAAGGCAAATCATAAGATCATTGAATGCAATAGTCAAATCAAAGGATGAAGAAGAGAGAACAACCAAGTTGATAAACACAATGACAAGCTGGGGATATGTGGGTGTAATGGGATCAATGGAAAGTTTTATAAGTGCAAAATTGGAGACTGCCCATGAGACATTTATCTTTGACCCGGACAATGAAACTCTTGTTTCTTTTGCCAAACAAGCTTACAGGGTGTTTGTTGAAGCCATTTTGAAATCATGTAGTGAGCTAGAATATTACCCTGCAGGATCATACCTCGGAACAAACATGCCAAGAAGTGACAATGAAATGGAGATGTTTTTACTAAGTCACACTCATCTTCATGTTCTGAGTAGTTACAATGACACAACAGATAACCATTATACCATCCAGTTGTCAGATGTTTATTTATCAGAGCTGATATCAGTTCTGTTCAAGAATCCTGAATACAGGCACAGAAT